TGTGGCGCTTTTTTTTTATCTTTACAAAAATATTAGACAATGGAATTAAAAATCAAAACATCAATTTTAAGGGACGGTAAACGATACGAAAACGGCGACAGAATCGATTTGCCGGACAATATTGCAAAAATTTGGATTTCTAGGGGTTACGCTTCGCAAATAAATAAAAAGCAAAGCAAAGTTAAAATTGAAACAAAGGAATTAAAAATAGAATCCAAAGAAACAAAAGATAATGCGACAGATTAAAATTAATACTACAACCGGTTCGGAATTATTGACAACCCAAAATGTAAAAGATTACGTTAGAATCGATACAACCGCCGATGATACCTTGATTGGTGAAATGATTACGCAAGCGCGGATTTGGTCTGAAAATTATATTTCTCGCGATATTGTTGCCAAAAATCGAAGCTATTATTTAGACGAAACAAACGGAATTTTTGATTTGCCATTTGGACCGGTTGCAAGCATTTCACAAATCACAATCAAAGGAACGGCGACAACAGATTTTGAAATTTTGGGTTTGGACAATGAAACAATTGAATTGGATCAAGGACCGGCCGAACGCGTTTTGATTACCTATGTGACAGCCGGCATTAACAATTCATTGATCAAACAAGCCATGCTGCAATTGATTTCAACTTATTATGACAATCGCGCGGATTTTGTCACCGGAACAATTGTTTCAGAAATTCCAACAAAAACAATTAATATATTAACATCATTTAAATCAATGTTTGTTTAATGCAAGCCGGAAAATTAGATTCTAAAATAACGATAAAACGCTTTTCAAAGATTGCGGACGGTTTTGGTGGTTTTAATTCAACGCTGTCAACCATTGCAACGGTTTGGTGTAATTTAACGCAATTAAAAGGCGAAATAAAAGACAAATTCGGCAAAAGACAACAAGACATTGACATTGAGTTAACAATGCGTAAAAAGACCGCAGATTTGATTCAATTGGGCGACGTTTTCACGTTAGAAGGTGAAACACAAAAATATAGAATAAACGACAAATTTGAATTTGATTTGGATTTTTATACAAAACTTTTAGCAACAAAATCAACCTAAATGAATGTTAATATAAAAATAAACGAATCCGATTTGTCAAAACTAAATAAAAAGTTAGATAAATTGCGCGCGTTTGAATCGCAAAAGGTTTCAAATGAATTAGGAAAAACGGGCCTGGAAATTGTTAGGCTAGCAAAACGTGCGGCGCCGGTTGGTAAAATTCAAGGCGGTACGCTACGTCAATCAATCAGCGCACAAAAAAGCGGCAAATCAATCAACGTTGTCGCCAATGCAAAATATGCGCCTTATGTAGAATTTGGAACCGGTGGTCGCGTTGATTTAGATGACATGTTGCGATTAGGCATTCCGGCGACATATGCAGCACAATTTAAAGGCAAAGGGATTCGCGATGTCAATTTGCCGCCGCGTCCGTTTTTTTTCAATTCGGCGCGCGTTGGTTTTAAAAACTTATTGAATCGGTTGACCGGTGAAATAAATAAAGCAATAAATTAATGAAAGAGGCAATTTATTTCGTTCGCAAAGCAATCATTGCAAAATTGACCGGTAACGTGACAATTGACGGCGCGACGGTTTTGGTTTACAATAGAATACCAACGGACGCCGTTTATCCCTTAATTCGCGTTTATTCGGTTTCCAGTGACGAAACGGACCAAAATCAATCGTCATTTACAACCGAAACAATCACGCGGATTGAATGCATTACGCGGTTTTCAAATAATGACGGCGGCGAATTGGATTGTAATTTAATGGTCAACCAATGTTTGCAACAATTGCGAACAAGGACCGCAAATTATATTGATTTAGTAAGTGACGGTTTTCGCGTTTATACAAGCGTAAACGAGGGAACAAAATATTTTCAAGACGATTTTTCGGATTTTACTTATTTTCGTGCAATCATTGAATTGTCAAATAAGATTGAACAAATTTAAAATGAATGATTTAAAACTATATTTATTGAACACTTTTTCTTTTGTTATTTCATTCACGGCGGTTGACGAAATTTTAAAAATTACTTTGCTGTTGATTTCTGTCGGTTATACCGCACAACGTTGGTATTACTTGAATAAAAACAAAGGCAAAGACAATGACTAAAAATTTTAATATTTCAGAATTCCAATGTAAAGGAAATTTAAAAGACTGCCAATGTAAAATGACGGCAAACGTAAAAAACAATATTTCTAAATTAGCCGAACAATTGCAAATCTTACGTGACTATATAGGCGAACCAATTAAAATAAACTCCGGTTTTCGTTGCGCCGAATACAATGACAACCACGTTAAAGGTGCCAAAAACTCACAACATAAAATTGGCAAAGCTGCGGACATTGTCGCCCAATCAAAACACCCGTTGGAATTATATAATTTAATCAATGAATTAATTGATCGCAAAATTTTATATTTTGGCGGCGTCGGAAAATACAACACGTTCACACATGTTGACATTCGAGATGAAAAGGTCCGATTTGACAAAACAATTTAATAATGGCAAAAAAATCTTATAAAGATAAAAACGGAACAACGCGCGTCGGTGACGCTTTGCGTTGGTTGGTTGCTCGCGGAAAAGATGTTGCGCCAGAAATTTTGGACATTGCCGGCAACCTAACGGGAATCGAATCATTTAACTTATTAAGTGACAAAATTAAAACTGACGGAAAATTGTCCGAAACTGACAAACAAATGTTGTTGGCGGAACTAGAATTTGACATGATTGAAATGAAGGAAGTCACAACGCGTTGGGTTTCAGACAATGCAACGGATTCATTTTTGACGCAAAACATCCGGCCGCTTGTATTGGCATTTTTAACGCTCACATTGTTTATTTATATTATTTTGGATTCGTCAATCGGCGGTTTTAATATTGCGCCGCAATGGATCGATTTATTGTCGTCGTTGCTGCTTCTTGTTTATGGCGGTTATTTTGGCGCGAGATCAGCCGAAAAAATTGTAAAAAATTGGAAAAAATAAAATGGCTAAAAAACAAATAAATAACTTTTTTAAAAAGCAAAGAAAAAAAAGACCGGGGCGCCATTCCAAAAATAAATCATTATCACAACGCAAAAAAAAATATATTGGTCAAGGCCGTAATTAGGTCAAATCAAACAATTTTTATTTTTGTATTTTTGTGAATAATAAACAAAAAAAATTCTATGTCTTCAAATTTATACTTTTCAAGCGACTTTCAAAAATTATCTTTTGGCGACAAAGGTTTGCGAATCGTTCCGGCGTCGGGAACGTCAAACGCCGGCGAAAACTTTTGCGCAATCCAAGCTATTGAAACTTCGGTCATTACTTGCGATATTGACACGGCAGCCGGTGACACTTCAATCACGTCATTGACTTTGCCCGCCGGTGTTATTATTTACGGAAATTTTGACGATGTCAATTGTTTGTCCGGCAAAGTTATTTGTTATTTAAGATAATACCAATTTATGATTGGATTAGGTTTAAAAATACAAAACACCGTCGCTTTAGATTTTAGCGAAATCCCTGGATTGTTATCCGCTTTAAAAGCGCGCGCAACTTTTTTTGAAAATGAATCCGGCACAATTACAATTTTAACAGCAATTGAAAACATTGATTCATGAGTAATTTATTAGACAAAGCAAGTATTGTATTAACGCCGACGGCGTTTAGTAGTGGCACACTTCATAGTATAAAACCAATACAAACTTTTAGCAATGAATTAATTACAAACGGCGATTTTGCAACCGATACAAATTGGACTAAATTCAGCAACGCTACTATTAGCGGCGGAACAGCAAATTTGCCAAACGCAAACGCGGCTATTAGACAATCAGGACTTTTAGAATTAAACACAAAATATAAAATAACTTACGATGTTATTTCAAGCTCGGGCGACAATGTTTTGCACACAACAAGAGGCGGAAGTTCTTTGACGATAGATTTACCGTCTTCTGTTGGTACACACACTGTTTTTGGTAGAACTAATTCAAGCGGTGGGGGTGAATTTTTTATAAGTGTAAAATCATTTACCGCGAATGCTGTTGTTGATAATGTCAGCCTCAAAAAGGTAACGGACGGCGATTTTGATTTCACACGCGCAACAACAGCCACACGCGTTGGCCCTAACGGTTTGATCCAAAACGTCGCAAGTGGTTTGCCAAGGATTGATTTTTTAGGCGGTACGGGGCAAATTTTATTGGAACCGCAATCAACAAACACCGCTACATATTCAAACGATTTTTCGCAAGGTGATATTTTTAACGGTAGCGGCGATCCAAGTTTTACCGGTTCTATTTTAAGCGCAAACCAAGGAACAGCGCCGGACGGTACAAACACCGCACAAAAATTAATTGACAACAACGACGGTTCAAGTGGTAGCGTTGCAATTAACTTTTTTTCAACAAATTTGACTTCTGCGACGGATTCCACAATTTCAGTTTTCGCCAAAAAAGACGGCGCAAATGTTTTAAGAATCAATATGACGGGTTTTGATAATGGTCGCGCGGCATTTTTTGATTTAGTTAATGGCACAAAATCCGGCACCACACAATCAACAATTGAAGACTTTGGGAATGGGTGGTATAAATGTTCGGTCACCATGAACACAACAACGGATTTAGTTGGGGCCGTTTTATTTAATGTTTGCAACGATTTAAACCAAACATCAATCCCAAGAAACGGAAATCAATCAATTTTACTTTGGGGTATGCAAGCAGAAGAACAATCTTTTCCTACATCATATATTCCAACAAGCGGAACAACTGTAACAAGAAACAAAGATGAAGCAAATGCAAGTGGTGATACAAGTCTTATAAACTCAACGGAGGGCGTTTTATATTCTGAATTTGAAGCGTTAGATAGCAGTACAAACGAAAGAGAGATTCAGTTAAGTGATGGAGGCACCAATAATAGAGTATCAATTTTTATAGGTGGAGCCACAAACAGAATTAGGGGTCAAGTAAAAGTAGCAAATGTTGCAGTTTATAATTCTTTTACAACAAGCTTTGATGTGAAAAATTTTAATAAAATAGCTGTTAAATATAAAGCTGAAGATTTTGGGTTTTATATTAACGGAACACAAATTAATATAAATCTTACGCAATCAACTATTTTTAGTGCTAATACATTAAATCAACTAAATTTTAAAAGAATGGGAGCAAGCAATGTATTTGAAGGTAAAGTAAAATCCGTTGCAGTATTTAAAGAGGCTTTGACGGACGCGGAATTGATTGCGTTAACTTCATAAAAAAACACATCAAAATTTTGTATTTTTGTACAAACAACAAAAATGGCAATTTTAGACAAAGCAAAATTTTTATTGATTCCATCGGGTTACAAGGCGACAAAATTATATTCCATTTTTCCAAGCGCCGGCGGTTTTGATTTTACATTTGCGCGCGTTGGTGACGACGCAACAAGACAAAATGTAAGTGGTATTATTGAAACAAAGGCGGCAAATATACCGCGTTTGAATCATCACAACAACGGTTGCCCATCATTACTTATTGAGGCAACAAGATCAAATTTACAAATAAGATCAGAAGAATTTGACAACTCCGCTTGGACAACCGACGCGTTGGCCGTTACCGTTACCGCAAATCAAATCACATCACCAAAAGGAACAACAACAGCTGACAAAATTTTAAGGACCGCAACGTCAGCCGCTTACATTCGTGACGCCGCAGCAAAACCGTCCGCCGCTGCTATGCAAATGACAACATCGGTTTTTGTAAAACAAGGCGAAGGCGATTATTTTGCGATCCGCGCTCAAGGCGTTTATCCAAATCGGGTTGACGCTCGTTTTAGATTTAGCACGAAACAAATATATCAATATGACGCGTTCGGTACATTTACAGCCGGCCGAACAAAGGTTGAAGAGTACGGCGACGGGTGGTTTCGTTTGCAAATAGAATACACAACAGACGCCGACGCGTCAATAATAAGTTTATTTTCACCGCGCGCGTCCGATGGCGTTGTTGATAGTACAAATTCAACATCAACATCGTTTGTTTATTTATTCGGCTGTCAAATCGAAAAAGGAGTCGGCGCAACGTCGTATATTAAAACGGAAAATATTGCCGTTTCACGAAATTTTGATGATTGTATAAATACTCAAACTTTTTCGTTAGGCGCCGACGCAACATTTTATTTGGATTTTAAGATAAATTCTTACGAATCAGATTTTGACAATTTACTAGCTTTAATTAATTCAGGTTTAAACAAATCAATTAAATTAAGATCTTATAAATCTGGAACAAATTATTTTGTTTTAATTTTAGCAACTTCAAACAACGGATCATCAAATAACCTAATAACAACAAGTGACAATTTGATACCATTTTTTCAACAAAATAAATTGGCAATACGATTGTTTGGAAATGAGTTTATAATATTTTTAAACGGATCACAAATCAAAACGGGAACCGTGACCGGAAATTTTGACGTTTTGAATGGCGAAACAATCGCGTCTGATTTTGGTATATCAAACGGCAAATTTAATGGCGATGTTTTTACACAAGCTATTTTTGACGAAACATTAACAACAAGCGAATTAACAACATTAACAACACTATAAACAAAAAAAAATGATAGTTAAAAAATACGAATTTCCAAGCGAAAAAAAAGCCGACGAATATATAAAAAAATTACCGCACTCAAAAGATGATGAAGGGAATGAATATCCAACGCATAAAAATTCTATTGTAAAAATTGGTTTTATATGTATTGAAGACGGCGAATATGACGAAAACGGCGAACAAATAAAAGCGCCAAAATATGCTGAAAAATATTCGGTTGACGTACTTTGGCAAAATTATAATTTGTCCGACGACGATGATTCCGAAAATTATGTTGATTTAGATTATAAACTTTGGGCCGATTACGAAATTAATATTGACGATCAAGGCGTTCACCGATTTATGGGCGTTGATTACATTCCGTAAATTAAAATAAATAATTCGTATATTTACAAAAAATTTAATAAACTTAAAACAAAAATAAATGGCAACAACGGGAGTTTTTAACGGAACAAATTTACTTTTAAAAATTGGCGGAACAACTGTCGGACACACGACATCTTGTTCGCTGTCTTTATCATTAGACACGCCAGAAGCAACAACAAAAGATTCAAGCGGATTTTCAGAATATATTGGCGGCGTCAAAGGCGGCGAAATTTCATTTGAAGGTTTAATTGCTTACGATGATTCATTTAACGCAATACAAGCTGCGGACAATCTTTTAAATAGAACAAAATTAACATGTGTATTCGGAACGGTTGAAAGCGGTGACGCTATTTATACCGCCGACGCATTTTTGACATCTGTTGAAATGTCGGGCGAAATGGAATCGGCCGTCACTTATTCCGGTTCGCTAATTATCACCGGCGCAATCGTCAAGAGTACAAACTAATTTTAAAAGTTTATTATTTTTGGCCGCCGTCATTTTTTTGGCGGTGGCTTTTTTTATTTATTAACGACAAACAAAACACAAATGGCAAACAAAAACAAAGGTTACATTGACATCAATGTCGGTGGCAAAAAACGAACATTACATTTTTCAATGAATTTTTGGTCCGAATTTACGGAACAAATGGGTATTTCACTTCAAGACATTGGCGGTGCGTTTGAAAACGGTATATCAATAAAAGGATTGCGCGCACTTATTTATTCGGCAATACTTGCAAACGATCAAGAAAACGGAAAAAATGTTGATTATAATATTTTCACCGTTGGTACTTGGTTGGACGATTTGCAACCGGATTCAATAAATGAAATTGTCAACACAATGTTAGAATCCAAAATTTTGGGCAATTCTTTAAATCAACAAGCCGTTAAACCGGCAAAGATGAAGCCGTCAAAAAAATAGATTTTGAGAGTTTGACCGATTA